GTGCTGTAGACAATTTAAGCTCTCAAGTCGATCTTTTCCGCCGAGAGCAAGCAGCTATTTCAACAGAGGTTTTTGCGCGGCTCAGTGACGCTGAAAGGGCAATTGCGCGTCTTGAAGGCATCCAAGACAGACACTAGACTTTTGGCACATGCGGGTTTCTAATGCTTTTGCTAATCCGGCCGATCCTGTTTCGTTTCATGCAATCAACCGGCGTTAAGAAGTTGGTCGTTGATCTTCTGACTGCATATTGCAAAACCACTGACAACACTGTTGATGACAAGGTGGTGGATTTTGTCAAAGTAAACCTATTCCCAGGGACTCGCGTTGAACAATAAATGTGGGTTTGGGTTGTAGTTGTGGCTCTAATGTTGCTCCCTTTCTTCCATTGGTTCCGTGGCACTCCTCACCAACTTGCCGCTATTAAAGAGCTTGAAGAATCCCTGCCTCAAGAGCTACTTGAGGAAGATGCCTCCTGGGTTGATGCGTGGAAAGCATCAGGCATTGATCAACAGGTCTACATCCCTTACTTCAGCCAGCTCGACAACGGCAGAGAGGGTTACCGCGAATGTTTTTCAAGTGCCGCCGCAATGGTTGCAGCGCATTTTTCGCGCGTCAAGACAGATGATGAGTACAACAAAATCCGTGACAAGTTCGGGGATTCGACCTCTGTTGAAGCACAAATAAAAACGCTTGAGAGTTTGGGGTTGAACGCTCAGTTTCGGACTGATGGTGACGAAGAAATGATCGAGATGGAGATTGAAATGGGCAGAGTGGTTCTGGCGGGCTATATGCACCGGGGCGATCTGCTGCGCGGTGAGTCACCAATGTGCAGTGGAAATGGATGTGGTCATTGGTTGGTTGTGACAGGGTATACAGGGAAGAACAGCAGCGATCCTGGCTGGGTGGTTAATGATCCAAAGGGAAAACCGCACCTAGCTCGTGGAGGACATTTAAGTGCTACAGGCGGTGAGAGAGCAGAGATAAGGCAATCAGAGTTCAGGCCACGTTGGCAGGTCGATGGCCCTGGTACGGGTTGGGTAATTTTGGTGGACGATTTGTGAATTGGTCGTATATCAGTGCTTTCTGGGCCACAGTCGTTGTGAACTGTGTTCAACCCGTCAATATCGAAGCTTGTTTAAAAATAAATGAGTGGCTTATCCCTGCCGCGCATGATTACATTCGGTTTAAAGAGGGAATCTACGTCAATGAAAAACGAGCCCTCGAACAGTTTCGATTGGATGGTAGTCGAGCAGAGCCCTGAAGATGAATTTCGGCTAGAACGCAATATTCGATTTATTGAAGATTGCGAAAACATCGACGTTTTGTCTCAGCTCTGCGTGTCGCTAATGCGTACACAATCACACCAAGGCCAGCTCCTTAAGCAGGCTGTTGGGCATATTGCCCTGATGGAGGTCGTTTTTTATGGCGCAACGCAGAAGCCCTAAAAGCTTGTTCTAAAACCGTAGCTTTGGGTTGGATTCGTGCAACGTGTTTTTAGCCCGCTCTCTTGCTTTCTGTATATTCTCGTCTGGTCTAGTGGTCCAGTGAGCTGGTGATGTAGGCATTAGGACTTTTGAGGGTTAGTCTCGTCGCAGTTATAGAGGCGTGTCAGGTAGTTGTAAAGCCAATGTGCCTGCCAATCTTGCTCGTGGTAGCGAACAATGCCAGCGGCTTCTACGCGCCAAATCAGCTTTCCGTCTTTTTCAACCTGCTTAATGGTTGGCTTCATGTCAAAAGAATAGGCACGGTGGTTAGCCGTGCCCATTGAATCAATCAGAAATCAACAGTGTTGTTGCTCTGTATCTGCTGCAGGTTGATTGAGCCAAAGTCGCCGTACTGACCGGTTTGGCCCTTGCCGTTGAGATAAAAGCCTTCGACCTCGATTTCTGCTTTTTTAGAAAAATCCCACACTTTTCCCGGCTTGACCCGATCACTTTCGCCAGCCAGCTTTTGCAGGTAAGAAGCAAATTCAAGGATGGATTGCTTGGTCACAAATAAGGACAACTGCTTGGGTTGCTTGCCTTCTGTATCAAAGCGGTTTTCACCAACGGACCATTTGATTTGGTGAGTAAGAGCGGGGACGAAATCAGCCATCAGGATTAATACCTTTGAAGAATTGGGAAAGAATGGTTTTGACTGCAGCGTTTCTGACGCCGTCGTGATTTTGATCAGCGTAATGCTGAACATTTTTGGCTAGGACGGGGTCCAGCCGAACTTGGAAATGCAGATGACGCCGTTCTTCGTCACGCTTGGCTTGTGCTGTCTTTTCATCGTCAGACATAGTTTTTCAAATGGGTATTCATCCAATTAAGATGCTTAACGCTTGTCAAAGCTGGTGCGACCTTGGCATCACTGGCGAGATTAAAGTCCCGTCGAAAGTCCGCACAAAATCGAGCAAGGTTGTCAGGCGTCAGCTCTTTGACAAGGCCAAGGCATAACTCGCGATCGTTCTTGCTAAGTGGCTGGTCTGCATCAGCAATGCCTTCAACCTTTGCTGCAGGCTTAGGCGCTGCTTTTGCTGCTGACTCTGCGGGATCAGCAAAGTCACCATCAACATCCATGTCGGCTGTAAGGCCAAGGATGGCAAGCAAGCTATAACGCCTTGAATAAGTGCAGCTCCCACCAAAGTCGTGCAGTGGATTTTTCCCTCGACCACCAACGACCATGGGCAAACGGCTGATGAGTTGACCACCGCTGACATGGAGCAACTGTGTGACAAGCACAGGGTTGTTGTCATGGCTGCTTGGCTCAAAACCTTGCGAGACAGCCAACCCGTTTTTGATTAAATGCGGGGTGACAGTTGAAAGGACAGTCTCAAGATCAGCAAAGTTTCCGTACTGGGCTTTTGCTGTCTTGTTGATTGCCGGGACAGTCTTGTGAAAGTTAACTAAGGCTTCAACTAATGGCTGCAATGGTGATGATGGCGCTGGGCTGTTCGTTTCTGGTGGCATAACGTTTTTGAGCATTTAGAGCAATCACCTGGGCATCGTCGTTAAAACAAATTTCAGTCAAGCCATCAAGGATTGCGCGACTTAATTTATCAACGTCACCGATGCGTGCGGTGCAATGAGAAGGGGCTTTTGGCTTGAGTTCTCCGTTAGTGCGGAAGTGGCCTTTTGGTCTGGCAAATATAAAAGTGACCGAGACCAAAACGGGCTTATCCATCATGGCATACCAGCCGTCTGGTAAAGCCTCAAGCGCGGCATATTTAACGTCTTGTCGCCAAGGTTTGCAACGTTTGGAAGACTCCAAAAGAATGCCCCTGCCGACATGACGCTTGCTGCCTTGTGGGGCTGGCTTGCCAAGCACGGTAAAAGTAAAACTACTTGGGCAGGTTGTCAAAGGCGTTGTCAATTGCAGAGTTCAGCAAAGCCAAAGCAAGCGTAGTCGGTGCAACTTTGCGTTGCTGTACTTCGATTGTTTGGCCTGCAACTTCCACTTCAACGGTGTAGCCGGAAGTTGTCTCAGAAAGCTTCATAAGTTTTTCTGCGCGGTCGGCGTCAAGATTAATGGCGACTGATTTCATGATGTTGAGGGGGTAAAACGGGACTTACGCAAAAGCCGCCCAAGATTAATGAAGTTGCCCGTAGTTGCCGCGTGCTTTTTGCTCGCGTGTTTTAAAAAAACCGTCAAGATCAGGGAATTGATCCATCAAATCACGGGCCGCGAAAGCCGTGTGATTGTTGTTAATTTTTAGGCCAAGGTCACCGGTTGTTGCGCGTGTCTCCCATCGGAGAATGTGAAACAAACCGTCCATTGAATAACGGCTATGACCCGACAGTTTTAGCTCTCGGGCTAACCCTGCTAGCTGCAATAAAAGGCCAGGATTTCTGGCCTTGCATTGCTGCCATTGCAGATAGAGTTTTTGCGTCATTGGGGCAAACTTTCGCAGGCACGTTGCCAGCCTTGTTCGCAGTGAGTGATCTGCTGCTGATTGTGAACGCTGGTCAAGGTGACCCAAGTGGCGCCACAAAAAAGAAGACCAAACACAGCACAAAGAAGAAAGCTTGTTTTCTCAGGCTTGTAGTAGCGGGAACGTGATTTCACGGAATTAATTGGCAGGTGAAAAGGGATCTCCCCTTGGAACCAGTATGGCATACCCGCAGGGAGAAAGCAACAGATCAGCCTTTAGAGCTGTTCGACTTCAAGCGTCGTCATGTCAATCCCGCTCGGCGGGTTGCTGCTTTTTGCCAGCTCAACAGCTTTCAG